GTCGCAGTCCAATTATAAGATGCTTGTAGATAAGGCTTAGCAAGAAAAGATCTAAGACTAGGCTCATCAACAGAAGAAACTGAAAGGCCAGTAACGCCAGACATAGCATGCGGATAAGTGGTTTTGACAACAGTTGCGTCGTCAACAAAAGTGGTGGTGATTTCTCGTGTAATCTCATCGGCCGGTTCACCACCATGGTTACCGATCCGTTCAATTTTATTTTCAGAAGTTAATTGGTCAGGAGCTCAAGATTCTTACACTACAGATTGAGCCAAACTAGTAGTGAGTGGTAGTGATGGGATATTGTGGGACTGCCACTTTGCACCCCTGTGTTAAATAACACACAAATATATGGCTATAGCTTGCACTACCAACTATTCTATAACCACTTGTTGTCTTACAACATTGCTGCCATTGTCCGTATTTTAGCTCTGCAAGCTCTAAATGTAACAAAAGGCGGCGGTTTCCCGTAATGCTTGACTGAGGCATCAATCATTCTCTTGGAATATTTATCAAAATAGTCTGGAGAATGAAGAGATAGTTCAAAAAGTGCTTGAGACAATACCTCAAATTCATTACCAGGAGGGGCATTTTTCTTAGTCCAATAAGGCATTTCCAAAATGGTCTTAATACTAAGAGGAGCGAGAACAGTCCTATCAGCTATATAAAAACCCCGCTTCAGGAAAGTACAATTTTGTAAACTCTTGTAATCTTCAGATAATACACTCTTATCAGCAGCAGTGTATTTGAAGCCTAAATCCTTGAGAATCTCAGCCACGCGACCAGGCGTAACCAATTTTCTTAAAGTTCCTGTAAGAGTCCATATATTGTCGTCACCCAAAGCGATGAATCTGGCATCAGTCTCCAACAATGTAACACAATGAACAAAATCAAGTTCATCAGCTATACGGTGGTCCTTGCCAATAGCTGCCCCAACAATAGCATAACGTAACAAAACGTTATTAGCTATAGTATTAAACATTGTAGTGAAGAAACTTCCAGAAGGCATGGAACCATGAGCACTCCAAATAACACCATCACACAGGTATTGAGGATTTAATATTTCTTGAGATAAAACAGCCCTAACATTCGTATCCTCCTCCGGACAGCCACGATAATAACTCTCAGCAACTTTAAAACTAATGGAATGCAAATTCTCACGTTCAGTTTTATCATATGCTTCATAATCACCATCAATAGCGTCAGCTTCACCATTAAGTAAGGAACGATAAAGAATACCCCATTCCTCACCATAGGGATTAACCCCAACAGCTGAACCATTTCGTATCCTATTACTCATCATCCAACGAATAAAGTCACCAAAATACATTCTACAAGCTATTAGAAAAGCAAGATCAGTACCTGAAATCATCCTAGTACTGCCCTCTTCATATTTCTTAAGCTTGCGACGTTCATCTTTGAGGAAAGTCATAAAACAATGTTTATCACGTATACCCAATTTGGCCTTAGAAAGAATTTCATCTACTCTAATACGAAGTTCAACGCATGCTTCAGTCTTAAAATCGTATGGGCCTTCTTTACCAAAGAAGTCAGTTTTACCAGGACCTTTTGTATACATGCACAAAGGATATCCAGGGCTAGTCTGACGAGGTATACCCTCACAGAATTCTACTCCCGCAATCCCCTCACAAGCCTCTTCAAAGGTCCATGTTCTAGGTTCCCAAGGTTGAGGGGTGGTGGCAACATCATGAAGATGATGAATGTATTCATCAGCCACACATTCCAACAATTTAGAATTGTAAACACTAAATCCACCACCATAGCC